GATAATGGATGGGGTGGATATGGAGATTGGGAGTATGACGAATGCTTAGAGGTAGATGAAGAAGAAGCTAAAAAAGAAGGCTTTGATGAGTGGGAAGAGGAGGATTTTAAAAATGAATAAATTAACTTACTATCAAAGATGTTTCGGTTGGGCATCAGGTCATTATTTAGGAGAAGAAGTTGATGAAACTTTTTGGGAACTAGATGATGATGAACAATTTGAATTTTTAGAAGAAAATGCTTGGGAACCTTTTGAAGGCTATGCAGGTAAAGAACTATATCAATGGATAGATCAACTTGCTTATGACATACAAAACAAACTTTATCCTATGGAGAATGATTAATGATTGATAACCCATTACCAGATCAAATTATGGAAGAAAAAGAAGCTCTTTATGTTAATGAACAATTTGAAGAGCATTGTATTAATACAGCTAAAGAAATAGCTAAAGATAATAATTTAAATCCAGATTATTATGAACCTTTTATAGAGTTCTATATTGAAGAATGTAGAGAATCAGATAGAGGTTATTTGTTATTTTCTGATGGTAAATATGTTATCGATATCTGGTGGGATCATAATAAAGATTTATATGAAACTAAAACACCTTATTTGGAGATAAAAAATGAATAATTTTGTACCTATGACTAGATATTCCAGATGCAATTTGTATTCTGGAAAAAAAATTAAATGTCCTAAATGCGGTGGGGTATCAACTGTATATCATCTTTCTTGGAGTGCAATAACTTGTTTACATTGCAAAGAGATGGTAGATAAATATGATTTTTTAATAGAAAAAGGTAAACATTCTAAACTTTAAGATTTTTTAGCTTCTTTTAAAAATCTGTGTATTGCCTCTCTAATTAAAAACCCAACTGACATTCCAGAACGTGTCAGTTTTTTTAATTCATCATATTCCTGAGAATCGACACTTACACTTATTCGTTTTAGTTTTTCTACTGTCATAATGAATGGCAAACTTATACCATAATACTAGCACATGGATATTTTTCAACTATGAATGGCGATAAAAAAGAAAAAGAAAAGAACCAAAAGAAAAAGAAATATAATATAAGTAAGTAAATTTATAATAAATATATAAATAATATTATATATATAAATATATATATTAATAAATAAGGAAAAGACATTCTTGTTGACATAGTAAACTAATAGAATTACACTTACATACAAAGACATAAACTTATGCCAAAAGAGAAACTCACGTTGTATTTAGAGCCAGAACATATCGAATGGCTTGATTCACAAACAGATGAAGAAAAAAAAGTATCTGCTGTAGTCAGAAACTTAATTAGAAAAGCTATGAAAGTTAAATCAAGAAAAAAAACTATTTTGGTTGATGATTTTTTTAACACATCATCTTTAGCTCCACAATTTGTACCTGATGATTTAAAAGAACATTCTGATCTTTTAGTTGAATGGTGGGCTGTTCGATACAAAAATAAAGCAACTTGCTCTCAAAAGGTTTTTAACCGCATCATTGATACTCTCAGGTCATTTCCATCACAAGACAGAAAAGAAGCTCTTGAGAAGGCAATCACGGCTGGCTGGAAGGATATATATCCACTTAAGAAGGGTTACAAACCAGAAGAGCCAAAAAATAATCATCCAGCATCAAGAGTATTTACAGCAGAAAGAGGGTTTGAATAATGCAAAAATTATTTGATGCTTCAGTTCTAAAAATACTCAAAGATGGTATTAAAAAAGGTTACTGGACTTTGAAAGACCTAGACACACCTCCCCCAGGATGGACAGAATGTGTCAACAACACCAAAGGTAACAAAGCATTTCCTCAGGGTTATCAAGGTGTCGAATACAACAATCTTGCTAGGGTGAAAGCACCTAAACCAAAAAAGGAAAAAATAGAAATTATTGATCCTAAAGACTTACCAGAATACGATTTTTAAAAATGAAAACCTTCCAACTTTTAAAACCTCTTCCAATCAAAAGAGATGAAAATACACACAGATATGTAAATACAGAAACAAGACAATGGATGTCTTATTCGACTACTCAAGTCTGTAGTGAACTTACTGAAGAAGCCAAAGAAAATATTGAGATATGGAGATCACAATGGCAGCCCAGAGGAGAAAAGTGCCATGAATGTTTAGCTGAACATATGTTAGGTAATGGCAAGATTGATCCTGATGAATATGGTGCATGGGTTGAACCTTTACTTCAACATGAATTGTTCACACATTTTGAACCAATGGCAGTTGAACATATGATGTCATTACCTGATAAATCAGTTGGTGGTCAACTTGATCTGCTTGGTCGAGATACAAAGACTAATCAAATTAGATTGATTGATTTAAAGACAAAAAGTAGTTGCGATTACTTCATGCGAAAAAGAAAGAAAGAGGGTTTGTTATATATTGAGGATCTTGATATGTACTGGAAAGAACCTTACTCAACTGATAAACAACTAGGTTGTTACGTTGAAATGTTGAAACTAAATTACGATTTAAAACCAGATGTATGTAACACAATTTGGGCATTTGAAGGTAGATGTATTATGAACATTGATCAACCAACAGAAAGATGTGAAGCTGCATGGCAGAAAGCATGGGAAAAATTTGAAGCAGAAAAGGAGTTGTTTTGATGGATTATATACTTAATGTATCTAGTCGTGAGTTAAAGCTTATAAGAGCATCTATTGTTAATTTTCAAAGATCATTAGAAATATCAGAACAAGCAGATTTTAGTGATTTGGTAGATGAATTAGATGATTGTTTCTTCTCTATAACAGAACAAAAAAAATTACAATTAAGATCTAAAATAAATAAAAAGTGGCTTATTAAAAAGTGAAATGTCTTTATCAAGAACTTGATCGAAGAAAAAAATATTTGATAACAAAATTAAATAATGAAATTGCAACTCTTGAATGGCAATGGTTTCAAAGAGAAATAACTGATAAAGAATATGTTGTAGCATTTGATGATATACAAAGACGAATTAGGGAACTACAAGGATGACTAATCCAAATAAAAGAAAAGGAGACAAAGCAGAAAGAGAAGCAGCAGAACTTTTAACAGAAGTTACTGGTTTTGAATGCAAAAGAAATCTTGCAGCAGGAATACCAGATGATGTTGGAGATATTTATGGCATACCAAATTGCGTGATACAGGTTGCTGATTACAAAGACAAGTCCAGAGCTTGTTTAGTAAAACCCAGGGAAGTTGAAACTCAAAGAAAAAATGCAGGTGTAGACTTCGTTGCTAGTATGGTTAGGTTCAGAGGAGGTCAATGGAGAATGGTCTTGACTCCAGAACAATTCAACACTTTATTACAAGCTGCCTTGCAGTAAACATTATATAAGTGTAATATAAAAAACAAGTAAACTATTTTTACTAATGGCCACAAAACAGCCTTCGACACTAGTTGAAGCACTTAATGCTTTCCAGCAAAAACATCATGCTGCTGGTTTAGATGGGAACAACCCATTTTTTAAAAGCAAATACACAACATTGGCTCAAGCATTATTAGCTGTTCAACCAGCTACAGAGTTTGGTCTTTGTCATACACAATTGAATGATTATGTGATCACTCCAGAAGGAGAGGTCATCACAATAGTCATTACAAAATTAATGCACGTTTCTGGAGATGAACCTTTAGTTAGCAAATTCCCTGTTCCTAAAATTCCTACTAACGTAAAAAATGTACATCAGGAAGCTGGTTCTGCTCAAACCTATGCTCGTAGGTATGGATTACTTTCTGTCTATGGACTAGCTAATGATGATGATGATGGTAATTCACTTACCAAGACTCCACCACCAAAAGTTGGTGTAGCTAAAACTCCTACCAAACCTAATCAAAAGTTAGAACCCACATCTGTTTTAGAAAAACTTCCTGACCCCATCTCTAAAGAAGCTAGAGCTATTGTTCTTGAACAACTTAAATCATTGAATGAAAACCATCCTGACAAAATGGCAGAATTAGTTAGTGCATTTAAGAAAAAGTTTGGAATCACAGATCAAAAGATTACCAGACATATTACAACTGCTTTACATGGGGAGTTTCTAAGTCATGCTATATCAAAGATAGATGAGACTCTATGACAACCGAAGAAGCTGAGTTCTCTGGTCATTTAATCATGAAACAACTTGAAGAAAGACGAGCAGAACGCAAGAAGGATTGGAACAGAAACGTATTTGGGGTGCGTACTAACGACAATCTTGCTTCTTTACTTAGAGAGCATTGTAAGTCGAACAATCTCTCGACCAATCAATTTTTAAACAATTTACTAAAAGACTTTTTTAATTATGGCTGATTTTAATCCAGCACTACCTCTTCCTATTAAATGGAATATTGGCGATGATCGTTTTGTCGAAGGAGGACAGGTTTTGAGTCTCACAATTCCTGTTGACTCTGTAACTCATTTAATAGATCATTTACAAAACTTAGTTAATACAAAAGCTAAAGATGGAGATGTTTACGACTTCAGCAAAAAAGACACAGTTAAAACTCAATGTATACAAATCTACTCTAAAGTCATGGAAGGAAAATACGGCACTTGGGGCAATATTAATCCACAGAAGATTGAGACAGGAGTAAATGAAGAACTGCCCTTCTAAATGTAAAGATGAATATTTAGTTAAAGATCCTAATCTAAATATTCACTTTAAAATAATAAATGGTGTACGCTACTGGCTTACACCTCCTCCAGCTTCATATGGAAAATGAAACCAGTTAGAAAATCTATTCTTAAGTTACGCAAACTTAAAGAAATAAGACGTAATGATCTAGAAAAAAATTTATTAGAAGTTCAATTAAAAGGACAAGATCATTATGTTTTTATAAAAGAAAATGGTAAAGCACAGGTAATTTACGATGAAGGTCGTTGGGTTGCAGAACATATAAGAACCGCAGTTCTTAAATTTAATTATGAAGTTGATAAAACTGAAAAAATGTTAGTAAGAGATTTTGAGGATAAATATATCAACGAGTACGAAAAAACTTTGCAATAGGATTTCTAAATTTTCTTTTTCTCATCTCTACTACAACACGATTAGCTTCTAATTCTATTAGTCGATTCAATAAAGAAGCCATAAAAATATCTTGATCAAACTTCTTTCTAACCATATGAGTGCAATATCTCTTTATATTATCTAGATCATTACTTTTCATTATTTCTCTACATTGCATTTCGATTTGTAGTTCCAATTCTGGAGGTGCTGGTTCTATATCAATGTTGAGGAATTTAGTAATTTTCATTTTACTGGAAAGAGTTTTTCTTCAATCATCTTGACGATTGCATCATCAACATCATTGTCAGACTTTTGTGCAAGGTCTTTCAGAAGATTCAAAGCTGCCCTGCGTAGCGATTCACTTTTGCCAAATCTGATGAACAGGTTGATTAAAAATTTAGACATAAAAGTTTGTGTTCTTTCCCAAACATACCAAAGATTACCGATTCTGACCTTCTAACCTACTTACTTCTTTTTCAAGTTGATTTACTCTTCGGAATAATTCGATAATATCTCTATCTCTTCGGCTACTGATATTAGATAAAACCATCACGAAAGCCGTTGCTGCCACTCCAATTAATACAGGATAGATATCAGACATTGCTTAGATATATAATTATGTTTAGTATGACTAATAAATAGAAATTATGACAGACAAGGTAAAAGATCCAGCAAAGAAAATAAAAGAAACAGATGACGATAAGCCTGATTACCAGGAAAAAATTACCTTTTTAGTTTCTACCTTTGCCCAAGGATTTATATTAACTTGGTGTTTAGTAGTTTTATCTCTTGGGTATATAAAACTGCCTAATAAACTTTTTGGTGTAGATATTCCAGATCAGCCTAGAGTGGATAGTACATTTGCTGCTGGACTTTTAGGAAATATATTAGGAGGGCTAGGAATTAGTGTTAATGCAGCACAGGGAGCTAAAAAAAAGAAAAAAGAAGATGAAAACGGTGCTATTGGTAACTCTAATGGTGGCACTCAAACTATAATAATAAAACAGCCAATAGAATTAGTTACAAGTAAACCTGATGTTATTAGAGTTGATCCCATTACTGGGAAAAATATTAAAAACAACGGAAAACTAGACACATGAAAAAACTTCTTCCATTTTTATTTCTAGTATCTGCTCCAACTTATGCAGATATTTCTCATCAGATTCAGAATGTAGTTTCAGTATCTACTATAGGAGCTAGTTCTACAGCCAATCGTGTTGGTACTACTTTCTCTGCCTCGGGTACTAATGTAACTCCTACGGCAGGTGATACTGCAAATGCTATTGGTACTTTAGATTTGACGGATGCACAAATTACTA